TATATTTGATTATATTCTATAAATCTGCAAACACCTTACTAGCTTTACTTCTTACATCCTCATCCAAAACAACGATTCCGACTAATGGATTACCCTTGCCTGACTCAATTAATTTCAATAATCCATTATCTTGTTTATATTTGTTTTCAGATTGTTTCCAATCTCCAGTAAATACGATACATGATTTTTCACCAATTCTAGACCCAACAAGTTTAATTAATTTAGTATTTAAATCCTCTGCTTCATCCATAATTACAAAGCTATCATCAATGGATACGCCTTTTAAAAATGAAACAACATCCATTTTAATCTTGTCTTGTCTTATTAAAAATTCAGCATATGTATCTTCTGAGTAAAAATCATCTTCTTTGTTGTTTTTTGATTTGCTTTTATAAAATCTATTTTCAGGACTCTCAATATATTGAAGGAATGGTCTACAATAATCAGCTATTTTTTCAGACTTATCTCCTTTTAAATAACCAATATCTGCACCATCAGCAACAATAGGATTTCTAATGAACATTAAAGTATTATACGATTCCTTGGAAACAACCATATCCAATCCAACTTTTACTGATAGGATCGTTTTGCCTGACCCGAAACCACCTGCTACAACTTTGATTGGAATGCTTTTATTATTAAGTAAATCCAAAGCACACCTTTGTAAACTATTAAGTCCTTTAATTACTTTTGAATCTGGTAATTTTAATTCGACAAATCCATTACCATTAAACCTATGTTCACTTGTTTTATTTGTATCAGTATTATGTAATATCAAGTATTCATTTGTTAGAAAATTATACTCACACGTACCATTGCTGATATCATTAAATAAATCAAGTACAAAATCGGTATCTCCACTTATCTCTTTATATCCTTTGTAAACTTCATTTTCATTTTGATCACCAAATTTTTCACAAGGAATACCTAAAGATTGACAAGTGTGCCTAAACAAAATATCATTACTATAAAAAATCATAGAATTATTTTTGTCGTACATTTCTTTGAAATTAGAAATGATTTTGTTATCCATGATATCTTTATCAAAACAAGATGGAAGTCCATAATTTCCTTCACTAATAAAAAATCTAACTTTATCCTTATTATTCTCTATATCTCTAACTGCTCGTCTAGATAAAAATTTCTTTTCTTCATTGTTACTTTGTTTATGTTTTTCTAATTCTCGAATCACATAACCGCATATGTGAACCTCATCATTAGACTCAAATAATTTTTTAGAATATTGCATTAGGCAATTGGTGTCACTAGAACACATCTGCAATATTGATTACCACCATTCTGTATTAGATTTTTATTCATTATGAGACACTATTATTATTACTATTATTAAACAAATATCTTTGATTGTCTTTAATCTTACTTATATCTTGTTTATCATTTTCTTGTAACCTTAACAAATAATTATAAACTGGTGTTGTTATATACCTAGTCTTACCTCTGGCATTACCAAATTTACCTGTCACTACAAGATTGTCTCCGTAGTTTCCATGTGTCTGTTTGAGGATATTTCGTTCTATGAGGTAGTCCATTTCTTGTTTTGAAATTGGTTGCAAATTTATTTATTGATTCTCCTTTTTGGGGTTGATTATTTTATTCGTAATAAATTTTAAGGCAATCGACCAATACCTTAATAAAGGGCATTCATACCTCTTAGGTTTGTAAATTAGTCTATGTTTCCCTTATAGTAGCTTTATTAAAAATAGGCGTACACTTAGAACCACAAGGGTTGTAGCTATTATAATAAATTATATTTTATTTATTAATCGCTACAACCCTTGGTGCAACTAGGTTTCAGCGATTTAACGCTTATACAGAAATTTTCTTGTTTTTATAATATTCCTTTTGTTTTTGACGATTATATTCTTTCCAAATTTCTTTTTGGCATTTATCACAATACATTTTATTATTAATAGTTCGCTCAATTCTGACACCACATTTTTCACAAAGCATCGAATTCTCAGCAATATTCTTCTTTAAATTTTCAATAATTATATCACCAAAACACTCCCACAATGTAGTTTTATAATTGTATTTCTTATGTGCATACAAATATTCAATCAATACATCTGTCACATATTTAACATCATTGTTAATTTCTAATAATTTATTTCTTATTTCCTTGTACAAATATACGGAATTTCCAATTTCACCATCAGATATTTTTGTAATCATAAAATGACTTTTAAGATCCAATTCTGAATATCTTTTTGTTATTTCTAAATTTAACTCAATTTTCTTATTGTTCATCAACATCCTATAGTTAAATTTCCCTAAATTCTCTGCATTGTAATTAATATTTGGATTAGGAATAATTTTTTCAAGTGTATTTACAATACTATTGCTAATCTTTTCAACTTTATCTTTATCTTTTTTCTTAGCATAAATAAAAAAGTGAGGGGTTTTTGCTTTTGTATAACTATTAATTATTTCCTTTTGTTTGCTTGGTCTTTCTGGTTTATATAGTGTTTTAGCATAATCAATAATAAAGTTATTTTCCATACAAAGCAATTTAATAACATCTAAATTTACATTATCACTGTTCCATATTTTTGTAATATTATTACTACACATTCCAATATTTCCACCAGTGTATGCAGTTTTAAGTCCATTATAAATACTATCATTTGTAATTATTTCTGCTGGTGCTTTTCTCATGTTGTAATATAGAGGAACTATATCTATCATATTTCTCTCTGCAACTTCAATTAAAGTATGATCTGCAACAACTAGCGATTTATCTCCATCTACATCAAACTGTAATATTTTGGATATTAAATCATGGCACGATGTATATAACCCTTTAGTAATAAACCATTTATTCTTTTCTTCGTCTATTACATTGCTTCTTACTGCCCATTCTCGATAAAGATGAGGAGACCTTAAACAAGCTAGTTTTGGTTCGTTTTTATATAAATTACAATATACTTCACCGTCATTAAGTAACCCTTTTGGATTTAATTCACCTTTAAACAAATACTCACAAAGTGCATACATATCTGGAATTATAAACGTGTATTTACCATTTATATCTAATTTTCCGGCCCTAGCTGACATTACCATACTTTTTTTAACTTGTTTTAGTATTTCTCTACTATATGTATCATGTAATAATTCAGGATAAATATCTAATGCTTGTTGGATGTAATTTTTATTTGTATTAGATTTTGTTACACCTAAAACTTTAAGCATTGTCTTTCTGTCTTTGCCGATGTTAATAATATTATATTTAGACTGTTCAGCAACTATTTCTAGTTCTTCATTTGACATACATGTAAGTGTTTGAAGCATTTGATAATTTATTTTTGCGTTACCTATAATATCTTCTTCTTCATTACACATCCCTGCTTGACAATTATATTCAACATAGTTATTAATATATTGCTCCCAATCCTTATAATATTTATACATCTTGAATTGAGATTTTGTAAATATTACTTCTATACCTTCTTTTAAAATGTCATGTGACTTACCGTATATATCTTTAATAATACCATATTCTCTGCCATCTTTATTATTATTAGTTTTCTTTATAAACTTATCAAATGAAAATGGTACTAAAAGTCCTTTTATCCAAGGTAATCGAACCATCATAGCTTTTTTACTAACGCTAGGTAAATACATTCCACAACCATCTGTATGAGAAATTGGAACATCCATCTCTAATCTTTCAATAGAATAAGTTTCATCATTAATTAGATCGACAGTGCCTCTAACCATAGTCTCAAAGTCTTCTACAACAATTGATTTTCTAATATCAAATCCTTGCCACAAATCTGTTGCACTGTTACAGAGGGCTAAATAGGCTAGGTATTTGTTGATATTTACTCCACCTAATTCATTTATTTTGTCTATAGTTAAACCACACATTAATGTATTTTGATACTTTTTTAATGAACTCTCTTTAATAAATACTGTTTTCTTTGTTCTAATTTGACCAGCACTAGCTGTGAGGCACACATATCTATCTTTCCCGTACACGAATCCATCTAAAATAATGTCTTCTATTATATCAAAGAAAAATGTTTGAACTATCATTATATCAATAGACAATGTATTTTCTGGTATTTGCATTGTTCTCGTTAAAACAGAATCAAAGACTGAAATAATATTCCTTTTATTTAAAGATTCTGGAATTAATTTTCTTATAGACTTGTTTTTGTTGAATTCAGTATACAATTTATCTTTAAGTTTCTTTGCCATTTTATTTGCATTAGAAATATGTTTTGAATAGTAAATGTTTAATTCTTCATTTTTTCCTTTTAATTTATTTCTTTTTTTATGCAAATCAAATTTATATCTATATAATTTACCTAAATGTTTATGTACTCTTAACTCTTCTTTGTTATAAAATGCAGATGTATCTACAGAATAAATATGTATTTGCTTCTTTAAACTCAATATTATTTTCCTCCTTATTATGCTATTTCAATTTTAGTTATCAGTTTAAGAAAAGTTTTCACTTGCTCATCTAAATAACTATAATACCAATCGTAATCTTGAAATTCTTTTCTCCCGTTATAATACTCAATTCTTAATAGTGGAATATTATGGTCTATGCAGTACTGATCTTTTTCTCTATCCCTTTGTCTTGCTTTTACCCTCCTTGGTTGAGTATGGTTATACCTATGCTCTTCATCATCAATTTCAACTAAACCAAGTAAAATATTATTCCCATCAAAAATAGCAAAATCAAATCTTAATAATTCATTATTTTCACCTTTTAAATCATCAAATACAAATTGAACTTTAATATTATAGTTATTATTTATAAAATAGTCATATGGAACCTTTTCTGAATAATGTAGGTTACAAATAGGACACCAGCGACCTTTTCTAAGATTTAAAGGCATGATATCCCATATGTAATTATGCTCATTGCATTTCACTGGTATATGTATAGATGCCCCTTGATATTTCCCTAATAACGTTCCGTTTTTATTGCTCACTATATCTTCCATTTCTTTTTGAAAATCACCATCTCTACCAGAACAAGTGGGACACCATTGTGGTTTATTCATTAAACTATCTGCATTACTCCAAAAATTGGGATGTCCTTCAATTCCGCAATCTATTTCGTATAAATCTTTTGCTATTGTCCATTTTGTGCTTATTAATTTTCCTCCCATTGATTTACAATATTCTTGCAATCTTTTAAGTTGACCATTTTTATCTCTTATAGCTATTTTCGCTTTATGACTTTTTAATTCTAAATCGCATTGTTTACATGGTTGGAAGCATTTTGCTAAAATATTCTTAGCATTAAGAGTTTTATATGTATCTCCATGTTTTTCACAATGATAGACAAAATCTATGGGTTCTGTACCTCCTAAATATTCACTAAGTATTTTAACTTTATCACCACGTTTAGCAAACACTTTCTGTTTATATGTCTCTGTACTTTGTAATTTTACTCCCAATTATTATATTCCTCCTATTATTATTTTTATGTTATAAATATACTATCAAACAAAGTATTGGGATAGGCACAATAGATAATCATATCTATCCCATCAAATCGCATCAATTGATCTTTTTAATCTCAATCTATCTCCCTACACCTAATCACATTAATATTGTATATAATTGAGCATTCTTCACATATATATACATCTGATATTGTATCAACTAAAATGTCTTCTATATGTATAAATTCTTCTCCACAATAATTGCAATTTTCATATGTACAGGAATCATTATATTCATTATTATTATATTCCTCCTTACTATGATGCTTTTGATTCATTATGACTGTCCTCCGTAGCTAACGAATTTGTATAATCTTCTAGGAGGATTTTTACCTCTTTGCCAACTAATAAATCTAATTTTAAATCTAATGCAAAGTTACCCACATGATAGCTCTCGATACCAAATATATCTTTTTTAATATGTAATTTAGCAAATCCATTGAATGTATCATTATTTTCACATACTAAACCATGGACTCTAATTAATTTATCAATATTTTTAGAATTATAAATTGTGTCTAGAATTTTTGTAATATTTTTTGAGTTATTGTTTTTATCTATAATTAAGTAATTCATTTTATTTCCAGAGTCATCTAATTGGATTACTCCGTCAAATAAAATTGTTGTATATTTATTGTAATTGATATTTTTATTTTGATTCATTTTGGATACCTCTTTCTTTATTTATAAATTATTATTTTATTATACAAATAGCAGGAGTCATATGCTTGATTTCTTAATTTTATACCAATTATTCCCATAACCCTGTAATCCGCTTATACCAATGG